AAGATGATTTATCTGAATTAGGAATTGATTATCAAAAAGTATTAAACTGGTTAGATAGAGGAGGTTTACATACAGATAGATTTTTTATGCAAGATGTGAGAGCTGGAGCTAATAGATATACTAATGAAGTAGTAATGAATCCAACAGCAGCTTCAGGACAAAAACCTTTAGTTCATTCTCTTGCAGGAACTAAGTGGATATACGGACTTATGGGTTTTCCAACTGCATTTGCAAACGGACCAATGAGGAAAACAATAAGGAATTTAACTAGAGATAAAAATACTTTTATGTCTGGCGGTAAAAGATTATCTTCTGGAAGAGCTGCGATGGGAGCAACTTTTATGGCTAGTGTTGGTTTATTAAACTATACACTAAGAACAGGAGGTAAAAACTGGGAACAGTTAGAAAACGGAGAGATTACTAAACAAGACATGATTGAACGTAGTCTACAATATTCTGGTTTGTTGGGACCTGCTGAATATTATGTTAGATATACTAAGGCAGCACAGTATGAAAGTAAATTTGCTGCTGCAATAGGTTCAGTAGTTGGACCAAACTTACCAGATTTAATTGAGTATACAACTAAATTTATGGAAAGAGGTGTGTTAGCAGAAACAGTTCTAAGAAGAAGTCCTTTTAGTGTTAGTTTAAAAAGTTTACACCCTGAAACATATGATGCATGGTTAAAAGAAGCTAGACGTTTAGATAAAGAATCTATATTAGCTCCTACTGGAGTAGAAGAAAAAGAACCAGAAATTATTTCTAGCGGTAAAAATTTCTTTGCAACAGGCGGATTAGTAGAAGGTAGAGATGACGTACCATACACTAAAGAAAACCCAGCAGATAGAGTTGACCCTTTTACAGGACAACCTTACTCAGCACAGATGGAGGAGTTAGGATTAGATGTTTTTCAAGAAAGATAATAAAATAGATATAGAACTTTGCAAAGCTGAAATAAAGAGACACGAAGGCGAAGTGTTAGAAATTTATATGGATAGTCTAGGTTATAAAACTCTAGGAGTTGGACACCTTTGCCAACCTAACGACCCTGAATATGATTGGGAAGTTGACACACCTGTCACACAAGAAGTTGTAGATATGTATTACGAGGATGACTTTGAAAAGCACTACAAGGAAGCTATACATGTCTTTGGTAGCGAGGAAGACTTTGAAAAGTTACCAGAAGTTATACAAAGAGTGTTAGTAAACATGTGTTTTAACCTAGGAGGCTCAAGACTTTCAAAGTTTCGTAACATGTTAAAAGCTTGTAGAGAACATGATTGGGCAAAGATGGCTGTTGAAATGGAAGATAGTCGTTGGTTTAAACAGGTAGGTAGAAGAAGTATTGAATTACAAAAAATGGTATTAGGAGCCTGAAATGAAGAACATATTAAAAAACATAGTTGGAGCTGTAGCACCTACATTAGGAACTGCTTTGGGTGGACCAATGGGAGGAATGGCAGCAAACATGATAGCTGATGTCTTAGGAGTACCAAACAATCCTAAGTCAATAGAAAAAGCTATAGCTGAAGCTACACCTGAACAAATGCTAGAACTTAAAAAAGCTGAACAAGCTTTTGAAGTTCAGATGAAAGAGTTAGATGTAGATATATTTAAATTAGAAACACAAGATACTCAAGATGCTAGAAAGAACTTTAGTAAAGATTGGACTGCACGTATCATGGGTATAGCTACAGTAGGTGGATTCTTAGGATATATATTCCTAGTTACTTTACAACCACCAGAGCAAAACTCTGAAGCTCTTATAAACTTAGTACTAGGTTATCTTGGTGGTTTAGCAAGTGCTGTTATATCATTTTACTTTGGAGCTTCTAACTCACAGAAAGACTAATGGAACAAGCAGTAGTCTTTATTCAAGAAGTTGGGTTTCCTATAGCAGCAGCAGTAGGTCTTGGTTGGTTTATTTATAAGTTAGTCATACGTATTGTTGATGGTATGGAAGCAAAGCTAGATGCTGTTGATGAGAAAGTAGAAACACAGATAGCAGCTATAGAAGAAAGACTGGGTGTAAAGTTAGATACACAACATGGCATCTTAGTTGCTTTAATAGATAGAGTAAGAAGTCTTGATAATGAAATCATAAGACAAGATACTATGATTAAAACTATACTAGGAGTGCCACAGTTAATTGATACTGCAAAAATTTCAAAAGCTAAAAGAGATGATAAAAGAAAAGATTAAATTAGAAATACCTGTAATAACTATATTTATATTTTTATTTATAGTCAGTGTATTAGAACAACTACAATGAAACTAGATGACCTAGAACATGTACATCCTATGAAGCAGATTACAGTTGCTTCTATAGTACAAGTATTAGTATTTGGATTTATGTTATTGATGTTTTGGATAAACGATAAAATATTATGAAATTAGTACCTACATTTAAAAGTAATAAAGCCTCGAGGAACTGCAAGTTTTGTATGTTCTTTTGGTCTATGTTAATAATATTCTGGTCTGTTGGAAGTATTGCAGATGAGATAGTATTTAAATTTAAGAGTCCTAGCTTTAGTGGTATTGGTGCATCATCACATTATTTGACAATACAAAACCAAGAGTTTAATCGTAAAGAAGCATTGAAGGCAGAGATTAAAGCACTTCAAGACCAGATAGAAAGAGATAAAGAGAATACAACACTTGCAAGATTTATAAGAAATTTAGAGTCTAGAATATATGCACAATTATCTAGACAGTTAGTAGAAAATTTATTTGGTGAGACTCCAAGCGATAGCGGTGTACTAGAATTAGAGGGCAACAGAATAGAATATAGTGTTGTCGATGGAATAATAACTTTAAATATAACGGACAGTGATGGTAATACAACGACTATATCTTTGCCTGTTGGTGATTTTTATTTCTAGTTGTGCAGTATTAAATAAGAATCAAGATTTAGTATTAACACAAGATATTAAAGCTAGTTCAACATTAGACTTACAATCAGAAGAATTAAAAAACTTACCAAGTGCAAAAGCAAGACCAACTATAGCTATATACCCTAATAGCTTTAGAGACTTAACAGGTCAACGTAGAAGTAATAGTTCGTTTGCTTTGTTTAGTACAGCTATTACACAAGCTCCTGAAGCATTTTTAATTAGAGCTTTTAAACATGCAGCAGGTGGTGAATTTTTTAGAGTAGTAGAACGTGTAGGTTTAGATGACCTAACAAAAGAAAGACAGTTAATTAGAAGTACTCGTAAAGAATTTAAAGAAGATAACAAAATGAAACCTTTGCTATTTGCAGGGTTATTGGTTCAGGGAGGAGTTGTTAGTTATGAGGCTAACCTCAAATCTGGAGGTGCTGGTGCTAGATATCTAGGTATAGGTAATAGTAAACAGTATAGAGAAGATACAGTTACTATATCATTGCGATTAGTTTCTGTATCAACTGGAGAAGTGTTAATGGAAACTTTAGTTTCTAAAAGCATTATATCCACAAGTGTTTCTCAGGATGTGTTTCGTTTTATAGAAGCTGGTACAGAGCTAGTGGAAATAGAAGGAGGAGTTGCTGAGAACGAGAGTGTTTCTATAGCTTTGCAAAAAGCAATAGAGACTGGAGTATTAAATATAATATATACAGGAATAGAGAGAGGCTATTGGGAATATGAAAACATTAAAATTGATGAGCCTAGTTGTGATGACGAGTGCATCGCTACTATACGGGGCTGATAACGAAATATATGTTGACCAATCAGGTGCTACAGCTAATATAGATTTAGAGCAGTTAGGTTCAGGCAATATAATAGGTGGATTACAATCTGCTGCAGGAAGCATGACTCCACTAGATTTAGATGGTCTTAATCTGACTTTAGATATAAATCAAATAGGAAACACTAATAAATTTTTAGGCGATATTTATGGTGATTCTGTAACAGGATTTTTTGAGTTTGATGGTGATAGTAATACATTTACTATACAAGCAGACCCAACAAATACTTTTGGTATTGATAACTCTAATTATAATGTTGATGTTACTGGAGGTTCTAATACATTTACCTTAGACCATGGTACAACTGCATTAGCTGCAACATTAGATTTAGATTGGATTGTTAATGGTGACAGTAATACATTTGATTTTGATATAAACTATGATGGTGCTACTAACTATGTTGATGTAGATGGAGACGATAACACTGTAAACTTTACAGGTTCAGGATATGCAGGTGGATATTTTTATCTTGACCAAACAGGTGATAACAGAACTTTTAACATTCAACAACTGAGTACACAAGACAATGACTGGCTTAAAATTTTATCTAACGGTAATAATGGTACTGTTTGTGTCATTCAAAATGACCAAGGTACAAGCACAAGCTGCTAATATTGGAAACATAACAGAACTTAATGGAGCTGGTAGAGT